TAGAGTGTAGTTTTCCTTTTTCATTTTTGCTAGTGCTACTTGTGTTGGTGACATTGCCATTAAATTGTCCTTCGTGTGGTTTTTGTTTAAAAATAGCATCCCAGCGATCCACTAACTCCTGCTCAGGAATTAATAGTGGCCTTCTTCCAGAACCTTTACCCATCATCATCCTCCATGATATGAACTTTAATATATTTATAAGCTGCTTCAATTGCTACAAATGGAATTAAGAATGGCACTAACATAAAGCCAGTTATACCTACAATAAATTTAAGCATTTATTCTACCTAACGTATCAGCAAGCAACTCTTCTTCTGTACCAAATTTACTTTCAAATGTTTCTTGGCCTGCGTGTAATGCAATACCATGACCACCATGCTGGTGATGGTTTGGGCACAAAGGAATTGCGTTCATGAAATTATTACGCATACCTATTCCCATACCATGACGAATATGATGTATGTGTGGAGGTGAGTGACCCCAACCCTCTCTTAAACATACAATGCATCCAAGCTGTGACAATTTATCATAGTGCTGCTTCTCTGCTTTTGTCAAAATGAAATCCTAACTCTATTGCGAAACGTTGAATGTCTTGAATATAATTTTTGAACTCGTCTACATTTAAAGATGTCGTACTCTTTATAGCATATATTTCAGATCCTGCAACTGTCTTTTTTTCTGAAAGATATTTAAAGCGAAACATATCATGCAGCTCTTCTTCAGAATAACCACAGTAGTCACCAATCTCTTTTAGCATTGCCCAATATAAATCATTCTGTGAGTTAGATCTTTTTGATTTAAACTTATCTAATTCAAGATCACCATCTTTTTGAAAGTCATGGCCATTAATTTTTGCTATCGCCATTTCCTTGTTGTGTTTTGTTATCCTCATACGCTTTGCTCCATTTAATAGATTTATAAACCATTCCATTTTTTAATGTTACCTTCCATTCAGTAGGTGATAAAAGTTTTCCTTCTTCGTCAACGTCAAAACATTTAAACCAATTAGTTGTTTTATATTTCATATTGGCTTATCTCTGTATCTTAATGATTTTGGTTCAAACCACAATGGTACTGATCCTTCCCACTCAAAATGCCTTTGTTTATTTACAGCCATGAAACCATCTGGAACTATTTTAGCATCATCTAACGACACTTTACCTTCCATTATATCTTTTTCTTTTTTCTTATTTCTGTAAATACTCACACAATTATCTGCAAGGTTAGTTATCGTTGCAGAACCTGCCACGTCAAACTTACTAGGTGTATGTGAAGTTTCGTCTATTGTTTTTCTACTATGAGCCACTAAATGAATGTGAATATTTAGATCTCGTGCTGCAATACATAACTGGTCAACAAATTTCTTCTGGCCATTATAATCATCTTCGTTAATAGAGCACTTCATTAATGAATCTACCACAAAATGCTGGCAACCCAATTGCTCTGCTGCGTAATAGATAACTGATAATACAGACGTTGGATTAGTAGATCCTAATTGATCGTACAAAAACAGTTGACCTGTACTGTTGTTACAAAACTCTGTAATTGCTGACTCAGTTGGGTCGCTAGTACCTACTGACTGACGAATATACCTAGCTAATGTACTACGACATGACATTTCAAAAGAACATATAAGAACTTTATAATTCTCTATGAGCTTAAGAGTAATATAGCTGAGAACCATACTTTTCCCATGACCACTATAACCAGACCAAATAGTCGTTTCGCCTAAACGAAGTCTGAAATTTTCTGCCTTATCAAACGGAAGATACGCACCACTTTGAATCTCGCCAGAGAAATATCCAATAGTAGATTCAATAAAAGTATCTGGACTCTTAATTTTACGATATTCATCTGTATCCCTTTTAAAAAAATAGTTCTTAATCTTATCCTCATTGATTATGAGGTTCTGCATTTTTTCTTCTAATGACATAAATCGTAAGCCTTTCTCAATCTTTCAGCTGCAATTAACAATCTATCTTTATCTTCTAGTGGGAGTTCTTTCCCATTTCCAATCTCTATAGCTGCTAATGCCACTAGCAATGTTTCATTAGAAATAGATTTTAATATTGAGTATGGATTAAAAGGTTTTGAAACTGGCTTGAAGTCACCTATACGCTGAGGCACAATATCATCAAACGTTAATCCAACTGCACCAAGTATATCATTAGCTGCACAGCCTGCAAAGCAATTTATAAGAATTCTTCCATCTGGCATCTGTTTAACCCCTAGCGATGCTGTTCTATCGTCATGGGCTGGGCACAAACATTGGTATTCATCTTTACCAGACTTGTAAGATTTTTCAAAGTGGCCTATGAATTCATAAATATTCATGATATGTCCTTAATAAAAGATCTCTTCTTCTCTTCTATCTTCTTATCTTTTCTCATATCATTTTCTCTCTTCTCTTCTTCTCTACTCTCTTCTCTAGCATACTTCGTATACTCTGTGTATATAGAATCGTCTAAGTCGCAGTCAAGCCAACGATCTAAGCTATTTATCATAGACATAATATACTCTTCATTTTTATGCAGCCTAAAACATATTTTTCTTAGTTCTGGAAGCTCACCATTCTTTTCAGATGCCAGACACCAAAACTCAAAAAGTGTAGACTTTTGCTCTGAATCTAAATCATGCCAGTCTGGATCATTGATAATATCCCTGCCATATACCTTGAACCATACCATAGATGCCTTGTTCTTAAAGTGCTGAAACTTACCCCAATTGCGTATCCTAATCATAAATCCTCCATAGTTAAACTACCAAAAAAGCGTATCATAGGTAAAAACCAATTGCAATATATTTTTTATATAAATTGTATATAAATACTTGACATTGTTTTTAATAGGCATAATATAACCATATCAACAATAACTATGGAGTTAAAAAGATGGAAAATACAGTAGAAAATATAGTAGTTTATGTTAATGGCCTTAAGGGTTTTGACTGGTTCTATAAGTATTCAGATGATCATAAGGCATGGGAAAGTGCTACTAAGGCTAGGAATACTTTACTTTATAGTCAAAAAATACTTGACCCTAACTATGAAATATGGAACTCTATAGCACCAGAAACCTTTCAAAATGGAGCATACTAATATGGATAAGTTTGGATGGGAACGTGATAAAAACTATACTTGGTATAATCAATGGGACTTTAAAACCCCAAGATCATACAAAGAACGTTATGGTGTAGAGTATAAAAAAGATGGCAATGATGCTTATAATGAAGAAAAATTTACACACAAGTTAATTATTATAGTATTATGTGTACTTGCATTAAGTTATGTAGGAGTTATAAAATGGATTTAGATCAAATCATTAAATTATTAAAAGAATCAGTAGATGATCTTAAAGCTGACAATGACAAGGCGGAGGCTAAAGAAAATGGATCAGCAAATGTTTTACGATCAAGTGATGGCAGAATTACACCAACAACAGATGAAGGAGCAAGAGAATGAGCAAACAGGGAATAGTTAATATTCGTGGTAAAGAATACAAAACAGTTGCACTTCGTGTGCAGGAGTTTAAAGAAAAGTTTCCTAGTTATTTTTTAACTACTGAAATTGTAAAGATTGATGATGAACAATGTATTATTAAAGCCTATGCAGGTATTCATACTGATAGTGGTAATGTTCAAACATTTGCCACAGGCCATGCACAAGAATTTAGAAAAGCATCACAAATTAATGGTACGTCTTATGTGGAAAATTGTGAAACTTCAGCAATAGGTCGCTGCTTGAGTGCACTAGGCTTAAGCGGTGAACAATTTGCTTCAGCTGAAGAAGTAGCTAACGCTGTATACCAGCAAAACAATCCAGTTATTGAAACCATTACAGACGATGATGTTGAAGTAGCTAAAGGCCAACTTATATTGGCAAAAGAAGCTGGTGAACTAAAAGAAAAGTTCTTTAAATTTAGTCCACAGATGCAAGAAAGACTTCGTGAGTTTGCTAATGATTTAAAGAAAGTTGCATGAGTCATTTAAGGGACAATAGACGTCATAACGTCATTACCGCTAGTAATACATATGCAGCAGTATATGAGAGGCAGAAATTATGGAGGCAAATGACTTTGCGTGAGCCTCCATTTGAAGGTAACGAAATGACTGAGTGGGGTGTCTTAAATGAACCTATAGCATTAAGTACGCTAGAAAAAGAACTTAATGATATAGTGGAGGCTGGTAACAAATTTGTTATGCATAAGGAACTGCCTTTTGGTGCTAGTCCAGATGGATATTATAATGGGTCTGTAATTGAAATTAAGTGCCCTTACACGCAAGAAGTGTATCCAGCTATACCAGACAGGTACTATTTTCAAATGCAGCTCCAGATGGAAGTATGTGACGTTGATAGTGCATATTTTTATATCTGGACACCTAAAGAAACAAAACTAGAAATAGTTAAAAGAAGTAAGTCATGGCTTGAATGGTATATGCCATTAGCACTAGAGTTTATGAAATATGTTGAAGATGACATAGAGCCTAAACGATGGACTAAGAAACCAATTTTTGTTAAGGAGTAACGTATGGCTGAGTATGATAACACAAATAGTTTTGCACTATTTAAAAACGATAAGGGTGATAATCCTAAACGACCAGACTACACAGGTAATTTAAATGTAGATGGTATTGAGTTTAAAGTTAGTGGCTGGATTCGTGAGAGTGCTAAAGGTAAATTTATTTCTGGATCTGTGCAGTTAAAAGAAGTAACTACATCTAACGCTACAAATGAGGAAGATGCTCCCTTTTAGGAGCATTTCCCATCACTTATACAAACTATTTATTCATGACGTACATAGTTACTTCAAAGCCAAAACGCATTTCTGTAGCTGCTGGAGTTGTCCACATAATAATATTCCTTAAAAGGTTTCTGGCTTATGCCATTAAGCGTAATTATACACCTTTTATAGTGTCTTATAAATAAAGAAAACCATGACAAAAGACTATGCAAAAAGTTGAATTAAAAGAATCTACAGTAAATGAATTATCTACTACACCAGAGGCAAGATTATTACAGGCAATATTGCTTAAAGCTGTTGATGATGCAATGAATGGATACTCTAATGATCAAAAATCTGCACTATTTTTTTTATGGTCTAAATCAAATCAATTAAGAGATTTATGTTTGATATTT